CAAATAACTATCTCAAGGTAACCGATGCTGCAGTAATTGCAGCTCTTACAGCTGGCGGTACACAAGCTACAGCTGTAGCAGCTACATCAGCTGGCATCATTTCATACATCTCAACAGAGGCACCACTCGCTTACACAAACTCAAGCTATTTTGCTAAGAATTACTTGGCAGGGTCTAGCCAATGGAGTTTGTTGCTCGGCGCAACCGATTCAACTGGGCGTCCAATTTATTCAGCGGCTAACCCAATGAATAACGGCGGCAACGCTGCAACTACTAGCGCTAAGGGCAACGTTATGGGCTTAGACCTATTTGTTGACCGTAACGTTGTTTCAACAACTATTGACGAGTCAGCGTTTATTATTGCGCCTGAAGCGTTCACAGTTTTTGAGTCACCAACTGCTTATATGTCAGTTAACGTTGTATCTAATCTTCAGGTACAAATTGCTATTTATGGCTATATGGCCACTATGGTAAATATCGCCGGTGGTATCCGCCGCTTTAACCTAACATAATAAAAACCCACTAATAGTTTGGTAGGTCTCTTAGCCCTTTGAGACCTACCAAACCTAAGTAAGATAGGAGTACAAAAATGCCCGCCACGTATGTGAACGCCGCTACCTTGAAGGCTAGCTTGGGCGTTGGGACTTTGTACGATTCTTATACCTGGATAGAGGATACGTGCCAAGCCGCACAAGATTTAATTAACGGCTTTTTGTGGTTTGATAGTGCGCCAGTAGTAGGTACTGCGTTAGTAAATAATGTTGCTACGGTAATGGTGGCTAACCCAGGCATCTTTACTGTTGGCGAGTCCGTTACGGTTGCCGGGGCAGGTTCAACTTTTAATGGTACTTATACAATCACAGGCACGATTCCTTTTAGCACAGGTACGGCTAATCTTTTGCCTGCATTTAATATGCAACTTAATTACTGGCAATTCCCTCAGGGCTATAGCTTTATCCAATATGCAAAGACTGCAAGCAATCAAAACTTTAGGCGCGTATTGCCTTATGGCACTATGACAGGTGACGATACAAAAACCGCTACCTACGCCAATACCCCAGCTATTAACGCGGCGGCGTTAATGCTAGCTGAGAATATTTGGACATCTCGATTTAGCACACAAAACGGCGGCACTAGCGTAGATGGATATAGCCCTAGCCCATTTAAGATGAGCAATACTTTAATGGCATCCGTACGCGGTTTGCTAGCGCCTTACCTTAGCCCTAATACAATGGTGGGCTAATGACAGCCGCCATAACTACTTTACGTAGCACGGTAGCTGCAGCTTTAGCTAATGTCGGCGTGTGGAGTACTTTTGCGTATCCGCCTAGCACAATCTTGGCTAACAGCGTTGTAGTAGCACCGGCTGACCCATATATAAGCCCTAGCAATAACTCTTATGCCAGCATTTCACCTATGGCCAACCTAAAGGTCATTATGACGGTGCCAATGTTTTCTAATGAAGGCAACTTACAAGGCATAGAGGACACTATTGTAGCTGTGTTTGCTAAACTAGCTGCAAGTGCAATCGTATTTAATGTTACTAGCGTATCTGCACCTAGCGTTTTAAGTGTAGCAAGTGGTGATTTATTAACGGCAGACTTACAAATATCCGTACTAACGAGCTGGAGTTAAACTATGGCACTAACCGATGAAGATAAAGCGTTTTTAATCAAGATAGGCCAAGAGTTGCCTGTCGAGGTTAAAGTAACAAAACCAAAACCAATTACAGAAACAACGACAGAAAAGGACGAGGCATAAGCGATGGCTATATTTTTATCTAACGGGGTAGTGGTCACGCTAAATAGTGTTGACTTATCTGACCACGTAACAAGTGCAACTATCAACCGTACTTTTGACGAGCTTGAGGTAACAGCTATGGGCGATAGCGCACATAAGTTTGTTAAGGGCCTAGAGGCCAGCACTATTACTTTAGACTTTCTCAACGATACTGCTACATCTGAGGTATTACAGACTTTGCAGGCTGCCTGGGGTACAACTGTGCCACTAACGCTAAAGCAAACAAGCGCAGTTATCTCGGCTGCAAACCCTGAATATCAAACAACTGTGCTAGTTAATAACACAACAGATATTAACGGCGCAGTAGGAGACATCTCTACCCAATCCATTACCTTTACCTGCAACAGCGTAATCGTTGTAGACACAACCGTATAACCAACTAAGCAAAGGGGCTAACACAATGGCAAAACTTAAAATAACAAGGGCTGACGGCAGCGTATCTGAGCATCAGATAACGCCAAAAATTGAGTGGGCCTTTGAGTTATATGCAAAGATGGGATTTCACGTTGCGTTTCGTACTTTAGAGCGCCAAACGGATGTCTACTGGTTGGCCTGGGAGTGTTTACGCACAAGCGGGCAAACTGTACCGATGTTTGGGGCAGAGTTTTTGGACACTTTAGTTAAGGTTGAAGTGTTAGATGATGACCCTTCGCAATAGTGGGTCGGGGTTCTTTTGGTTATTTGGTCGCACAACTAGCCGTTGAAACAGGAATCCCGCCCCAGTATTTACTAGACCTAGATACGTATATGTTTAAGAATATGTTAAAGGTTATAAACGATAGAGCTAAGGAGCAACAAAATGCCAGTAGAGCTAGAAGGGGCCGTACAGCTCCGCGTAGCCCTTAAGCGTTTTGCTCCTGACTTATCTAAAGAAACTCAGTCACAGATGGCGGCAGCTCTAAAAACTGTTACTACAGTAGCTAGAGGTTACGTTCCTAATGACGGGCAAGTCTTATCTGGCTGGTCTAAAAACCTAGCCGGTGCAGAAAACCTGGCTTATCGTCCATTTCCTAAGTTTAACTCTATGCAAGCTAAGGCTGGCATTACTTATTCAACCTCACCATCTAAGCCTAATAAAAACGGCTTTGTAGCTTTAGCTCGCATTATTAACAAGTCTGCAGGCGGTGCAATCTATGAGACAGCAGGCCGTAAAAATGCACAGGGTCAACCAAACTATAAACCTGCAAGTGTTGTTTATCGCACAGGAGACGGCCCAGGAGATTTTACTATCAGGTATTATCAAGAAAAGGATAACTCTCAGCGTAAAGGTTATAACAATTCACTTAACCCTAACGCTGGCAAACAGTTTATAGATAACCTCAACAGTACTGGCCAGCTAGTGAACGCCCGCCCTAAGGGTTTAGTAGGTAGCCCAGGGCGCAAACAAACTGGCCGCTTAATCTTTAGAGCCTGGGCTGAGGATAACGGGCGAGCTAATGCAGCTGTTATTAAGGCGCTAGAAAATGCCTCAAAAATGTTTTATGAGCATACAAGGAGAGCTGCCTAATGGCTACCGATTTAGTAGTAAATATAGCCAGTCAATTCTTAGGTAAAAAGGCTTTTCTAGATGCTGACAAAGCTACCAAAAAACTCACGGGTAGCGTAAAGAGTCTAGGCCGCGTATTAGGCGTAAGCCTTAGCGCTGCCGCTTTTGTGGCTTTTGGTAAGTCAGCTGTTAACTCGTTTACGGGCGCCCAAAAAGAGGCTGCAACACTAGCTAATACTGTAAAAAATCTAGGGCTGGCTTTTGACCAACAAAACATAGACCAATACATAAACAAAATAGGCAAACTTTATGGAGTAACTGGCGGCCAAGCTACGCCAGCCTTGCAAGCTTTGTTAACAGTTACAGGCTCAACTGCTAAATCTATCGAGATTTTTAATACAGCTTTAGATGTGGCAGCTGCTAATTCAGTTGATGTCACAGAAGCCGCGCAAGATTTATCTCAAGCATATATAGGTAATACTAAAGCTCTTAAAAAATATGATATTGGGCTGACCACAGCTGAGTTAGCTGCTATGAGTTTTAATGAGTTGCAGACTAAGTTAAATAATAATTTTGCAGGTGCAGCAACGGCAGCGGCTGCTACATATACTGGCCAATTAGCAATACTAAGTGAGACGGCTAATAAAGCTAAAGAAATTATTGGAGAAAGTTTAGTTAATGCAATTACCTCTGTGGGTGGTAATGACGGTATAGCAAACTTAGGCACAGATATAGAAAATGCGGCTAAATCTTTAGCTAACTTTATAGATAGCGTTGTTTATCTCAAAGAGCAGATAGCAACTATCCCAGGGGCAGGCATAGTTAAAGGCGCTTTTGGTTTAGTTGGCAACGTATTAGGCAGATTTAGCCCACAACGAGCAGCTGAATTACTGAAAGAGATTAAGGGGCCACAACCTTTTAGCCAGCCTATGACTTTAGCTAATCAAGCTACTGGCGTA